TAACATCCTTTTCTTCTTTTTTAGTTAGTTTACTTTGACCACTGTCCATTTTATATAGATCAATAGCTCTAGCAGCTAACTTAGCATTAGATGTATTTTCATACAACCAACCTTGAATAGTAGGATCTTGTTGTGCAGCCCATTCATGAAATTGATCTTGTGCTCTAATTTCATTAAAGTCAGGATGCATTTTTAAAAGTTCTACTTCGGCTTTTTCTTTTGCAATTTGTTCTTGCTGGAGTTGAAGATTTTTATATTTATCTTCAATTTCTGCAGTTTGAGTAGTAGCTTTGTTTATAGCTATAGTTTCAACCATATCATAAACATCGGGGTACTCTTTTCTCCATGCCTCTAACTCCTCTTTAGATTTAGGTGGCACAAATTGTGTAGTACTTGATTCTAATTGAGAACGCAAAGATTTGACTTCTTCCTTGTGTTTATTTATAGTAGAATCATAGTGTCTTTTAAGATCGTCATAACGTTTCTTAAAAACACGATCTTCAGCTTTAGCAGGGCGTTCAGCGATAGGAGTAGCCTTTACTTCTGATTTTTCTGCAGTCTCTTCAGATGCATCGGTGTCCTTCTGTTCGGTTGCTGCGGTTGCCTCTTTTTCTTTTTGTTCCCTTTGAAACTTAGCTAATTCACCTTTAGCAAATGCTTCTACTTCAGCATCGTCTTTTCCTCTATCCTTTTTATAAGGATTTGGATTAGGCATTTTAACTTTAGTTTCTTCAGAAACTTTTTTTTCTTCTTCCATTATTTTTACCTCTTGGGTTGAGTGCCTTATGGATAAGGGTAGCTCTAAACTGTTTCCATATTTTGTGGGCTGATATCTGAATCGATAGAATTAAAATCCATACCAGATTCTGATTGTTCAGGAGTATTACTCTGAGCAACCATTTGATTATCAGGTGGCACATTTGTTTGTTGTGTTTCCATCTGTCCTGCAAGATCATTAACAAAACTTTTTAATGAATCTTGTTCAGTTTGTCCACCATATTTTCTATTAGCAAAATTTTTTACTAATGAAACTGGTAGTATAACATTTTCTTCATCTTTAGTAAATTGAGCCAAAAGTGGTTTTACTTCTGGTGCAATCTTACCAATGACTTTACTAACAGATGGAGATAGAACTACACCTAATGTAGCTTTATCTTCATCAGTTAATCCTTCAATTTTTTGTGCTAAATCAGCTGTAACTTGTTTAGGTTGAGCTACAGTTCTAACTGGTCTTTCTGTAGATCTAACTTCTCTGTTAGTTGGCATTTTCATTTTAGACATATTGGGAACTTTTGGTGCTGCTGGTTTTTCATTCATTAAACCAGTCGTTGTTGCAACAGTTCCTTTCATATCAGTTATCGCCATAATCTACCTACTAAATAACATATTGGTTCTAATATCTTTCTGTATACTCTACCTATCCAAGAAGGTTTACTATTAAACATAATATGTTTTAAATCTTGTGTTCTGTGTTTTGCAACATGTGCACCTAATGCTTTTATAATATTACTTCTATGCATTCCTTTTACAAAAGGTTTAAACAATATATGATAACCTTTTTCGTGATATGGTGTTAAATATTTTCTTTCAAATATCTGCCAAACTCTAATATGTTTTTTCCATTCTTCTAAACCTGTAGTTTTATACATAGCTGTACAAACTATTTTACTATCTCCTGGACCTCCTTGACCTCTATTTTCATCAAATTGATTTATACCTCTAGCTGCATCTCTATTAGATTTTTCTTGTGCAACTGCTGAGTCTCTAGATTTAGCTGCTGCATTTGATGATCTATAATCATCTTGTTGATCTTTCATTCTTTGAGTATCATCATAAAATTTATCACCTGGACCATACCCTTTTCTTTCTATAGTTTTTTCTCTTGTTTCAATTCTTCTTTCTCCAGCTTTTTCTAAATTACCAAAAGCTGATGTTCTATTAAATCCTGCATATAAATCTGTAGCTGGGTTACCTGCTATTCTACCATCATCTCTTACATTAAAATATTTTTTAGCATGTTTTTGCACAGCTGTTTCAGGTGGAACAACTGCTCTTAATACAGTCCCAATAACTGATGGTATTGTTATATCTTTAAAAGTTTCTTTAATTGATGTTGCAAAAGTTTGTAATGCTGATTGTTTAACTGGTCTACTTTGTATATCTTCTCTAGGTTGTGCACCTATGTCTGCTTCTACATCTCTATCTGCAGGAACTGTAATACCTAGTGTTTCTTTTCTAGGTCCTTCTGTAACTGCATCTGGTGCTGTAGTTTTTGTAGTTATACCTAATGCTGATTCTAAATTTGGAAATTCATCATATGCTGGTTCTTCAGGCAGACCTGCATCATCTGTAAATCTTGTATCTCTTTGTCCTTTAGGACTCATTACACCTAATGGGTCCATACCCTGTGGTGTACGAGTTGTTGTTTGAGTTTTATCTAAATCTCTTGGCCCTCTTATTCTAGCTTTTGATAAAGTTATAGTTGCATCATCTTCTTTAACTTTTGCTTCATTTAAAATATTTTCAATTGGTGATCCTGTGTCTCCTAGCTCAGGTTGATTTGTTGTTTGATCCATCTCATCATAAAATACATTTGTTGGACTTTCAATTTTAATTGGTTCATCAAATGTTTCAGTTAATAATTTACTTGTTTGTGCAGCTTCTTTTGTCATTTCACCAGAAAGATCTGTTTGATTATCTTGCTGCATAACAGTTGGCATTTTAAATGCTGTTGATGTTTGTGTTTGTAAATTTTCTTGAGCTTTTTCTGCTGCAGTTGCTGTTGCATCTGATGTAGTTGTAGCAGCTGTAGTTGTAATGTCAGGTAAATTTAAACTTGCTATTTGATTAAAGCCAGTAACTTGTGATTTGTAAGATCCATCAGGATTTCTTACAAGTTCTATTGTACCACCAGTTACTCTGCTTGGATCAAATTTAGCCATTTATTTTATTCCGTTTGTTCGCTTCTTCTAGGTTGAGTATTTGCCGCACTAAAGCCAGCTTCCCCTGGCATCGGTATATTGCCTGTTCCGATGTTGCCACCTCCAACTCCTGTTGGATCTGTTGGCGAAGCTCCTGTAGGTACTGGACCAACCTGTCCCATTTCACCTTGTCCTCCAGCAGCGGCTGTATTGTTTTGATTTCCATTTGCCATCCCCATTATTTGTGCATAGATCGCAGCTTTTTCTGGATCATTAATTAATTGATCTGGATCAATATCTAAAGATTTAGCTATTTCAGTTAAACATGTATGCCATCTAACAAATGGTGCAAGTGCAGGATTAGCTGCTGTTTGCATAAATGTCATTAATCTTTGAGATCTAACTTCTTTCTGCATTAGAGAAGAAGTTCCTTGTGCTTTGATTTCTAGATCACCTTTTATTTGTGGAGCATCTTCATTAAATTGCATGTTCCAATAAAATAAAGATTGTCCTAGGGGCTTTAATAAATAGTCATCAATATTTTTGATAACTGTTTTAATACTTAATGCTGCTGCACCCATAAGCATTGACATGCCTGATGCAGTTCTTGTTGTAGATTGTACACCTGTTGCTCCATGTGAATATGATGGAATACCAGTTGCCTCATCTGCAATCTGTCTAAACTTGTCAAACATTTGTAAATTTTCATAAGCTGTATTAGGAAATTTAACTCCATGTATAGCTTGACCTGTTTGACCGCTTTGTCTTCTAAATATTTTACCAGGAAATACTTTCATATCCTGACCTGGCACTAGCATTGTTTCATCAACATCAAATACTAAATTACCAGCTAGTGCTAAATTATCAATAGCCATTCTTGCATGACCATTCATAACTAATTGTGAGTCTTCCATATTTTCAGGAATACCTACACCAAAAAATTGATAAGGATTTAATTCATATGGACATACTAAATATGGTATTCTATTTGGTGTAAATGGATTTTCTACCATTCTTAAAACCTTATTACCACATACCCATACATTAACAGATATTACTTCACCTGTGCTTTCATATTCTAAACCACATTCATCTGCAGTTTTTTTATCTAATATACCCCAATATTCTAAAACTTCAAATCTATTTTTATATATGCTTGTTATATTTTCTCTATCATAAAGAGATGATTCAAAACCTCTTGTTTGATAATTAGGACCCATTTCTAAACACTCTTGCACTGCTTGAGCATTAAACATAGGTTTATCCATTAAATCTTGAAACTGTTGTTTATTGTAAGAATGTCTTTGAATAACATAATCACAATCATTCATATTAGTTGCATTTGGATCTGGATAAAAATCCCAACATGATACTGCTTCT